AAAAAACAAAAGAACACAACGACAGATCGGCAATTGCTTGCTGGGGTGTTAAGAACAATAATTTATATTTAATTGACTTAGTTTGTGGACGGTGGGAAAGTCCAGATTTAAAACGTGTATTCATTGAATTTCACGAAAAACACAAAACAACAACGAATCAAATAGGCAATATGCGGTATGTTTACATCGAAGATAAATCAAGCGGAACGGATATGATACAGAATTTAAAAAATGATATGAATATTATCGCAGTGCAAAGAAACAAAGATAAATTTACACGGGCGCAAGATGCTTTGCCTTATTTAGTGACGGGTAAGGTGTTTTTACCTGAAAAAGCAAGTTTTATACATGATTTTAAGGCAGAGTTACGAAGTTTTACGCCATTAATGACCCACAAACACGATGACCAAGTTGATGTTTTATTGGACGCTGTTCAAATTGCCTTAATGCAACCTAAAAAAGTAGCAGGAACGTTTTAAAAATTGACTTTGTGTTTAATTTTGTTTTATTATTTAAGTTATAAACTAAAAAGGATTTTTTTAAGTGCAATCTAAAAATGAAAGGCAGTTAAGAGCCGAAAACAAATTACTTAGGAATCAAGTAAAAAATCAAGAAAACATTAAAACTAATAATAGTATAACATCTAGCCGAATTAACAATTTTGGTTTTTTGATGTCATCACACAAGGGTAATAGAGATTATTTTAAACAATTTGGGTATCCAAACCAAATTAATTTTGATAATTATTTAGCTTATTATAAACGTAATAGCATTGGTAGTCGAATCATTGAAACATACCCCGAACATTGCTGGAAAAGTAAATTTAAAATTATTGAAAACGAAACAGAAGCCGAAGATAGCATTTTTGAAAAAGAAACAAAATCAATTTTAAAAAATACACGTTTAAAAATAGTAAATAAATTAAAGCGTGCGGACATATTAACAGGGTTAGGCGATTATGGAGTATTATATATAGGCGTTGCAGATGGTAAGAAACCTAGTGAGCCATTAGATGGCAGCATTAACGTTAATGATATTTTGTATATTTCCCCTAAAAGTAGCAGAAATGCAGTAATTGACCAATACGATGAAAATATAAACTCGCCTAGATACGGATTACCGTTAATGTATAATATACATAGTGGTGATTACGCAACTGAAACATTAAGCACAGCCAATAAAGTAATGAAAGGTAAACAAACAAAAGTACACCATTCTCGAATTATTCACATTGTCGAAGATCCCTTAGAAAATGACGTTATAGGCCAGCCAAGATTACAAAAAGTGTTTAACGATTTAATTGATTTGATGAAAGTTAAGGGTGGCGGATCTGAAATGTTTTGGCTTAACGGTCGAGGCGGTATGAGCTTGGAAAGTGAAGCAGATACCAATTTTACGGAAGATAGCGCAAAAGATTTAGAATCCCATTTACAAGATTTTTCTAATAGCCTAACACGATTCTTAAAAACAAAAGGGATTGAAGCAAGACCAATTAATTTTGACGTTGCAAACCCAGAAAACCATTTTAATATCATAATTAAATGTATTTCTAGCGCAACAAAAATTCCTATCCGTATATTATTAGGGAGTGAAGCAGGGAGCTTAGCAAGTACCCAAGATGAAAATAATTTTAAAGAGAATGTTATGAATAGGCAAATAGATTTTTGCGAAAATGTAATAATTTTACCTTTAATTAATTGGTTTATTGAACATGGTGTCTTACCCACACCGAAAAATGATTTTAAAATTGAATGGCCAAACTTAATTCCAGAAGATACAGCACAAAATTATAAAAATGCAGATACTGTTGCAACAGCGTTACAAAAATATATGAATACTGAGGGGGCGGATGCCGTTATGCCATTTCAACAATTTTTTGAGATTATGGGGAAAGAATACCAAGGCGCAGATGCCAACGATATAGACTGATGTTATGTTGTAATGTTAGTGACGACCCTACACGGACGCTTACGTTAAGAAATAAAGCAGTAGCAGAGATTAACCGTAAATTTAAACAATTAAATAGGTTAATCGTTGAAAGTGTGAAAAATAATAAAATTTTTGTTGATAATGCTCAAGCGTTAAAAAAAGAAGAGTTTATTTTTTTAAGAGATGGCGATAAATTAAAAAAGTTTGATGCTTGGTTGCAAGGTGCGATTACAGAGATAATTTTATTGGGAAGCACACAAAAAGATGATACCAATATTAATTGGTTATTGGCGTATATTGACAGTGCTTATCGTAAAGGAATAAAAAAAAGCACGTCAGTAATGCAACAAAGATTAGGTAAAAATGTTATACCCGATTTACCAAGTTTAGTTAATTTACCGCCACATGCTAGAGCGATGGAATTAATATTTACCAGAGATTTTGACCAATTAAAAGGGATTACCGAAGCTATGAGCCAACAGATAAGCTATATTATATCCGAGGGAATACTACAAGGGGAAAACCCAAACGATATGGCTAAAAGGATTACTGATAGAGTTGAAAAAATTGGCATAACACGAGCTAAACTATTGGCAAGAACTGAGGTAATCAATGCGTTTAATCTTGCGAGAATTAATAATGTTGATGCG